GAGCTCGAATGGCATCGGTCACCACGTCAATCTGCTCAATCAATGCAGCAGGATTTTCGTTCACCGTCTTGGACGCCGACTGAATGTCCTTCTCAATGGTATCAGTGATGAAGGCTTTCTGGGCATTACGAGAATGGGTAATCATCTGGCGTTGATAGCCAGATGCAGCGCCAATCAAGCCAGCTTCCAATTGAGCACGAGCATCAGCAGAACCTTTGAAACCCTGAAGAACCTCGGCACGAATTCCCGCCATACGACCGCCATATGTTTTGAGCACTGACGGGTCGCGCAGGTCTTCAGTCTGTTGGAAATCCAAGGCGTCAGCCGTCATGCGGTCGTTGAATGCCGATTTCGCAAGCTCGAGTTGCACCACATCGTTACGTGCTTCGAGCCTTGCGTTGGCTGCCTCAATTTGAGCACTGGCCTTATCAAGCATTTCACCCAACCCCGAATTCAAGTGAACTGCAGGATTGACCTTTTGTTGATTTGTTGAACCCGGAACACTTTGTGTGCGGCTATAAGGTACGAGTAGTGGCATGGTAGTTTCCTATGCAGTAACCATTTTGCCAAAGCCCGTCAGCAAACTGCCGCCGGCTTTGGTGAAGGCTTTCCGCTTAGCTAGTTTTCCTTGTAATTCTGACACACTGGCTTGTTGCTCAAAGCCTCTCGCTTCAACCTCACCCGAGTATCGGAGAGCAAGAGCATCTAGCTCTGACTCTTCGCTAAAATCATCGAAGACATCTTGGGCATCAAGTAGATTCCCGCCAGCTGCTCCAGCTCGTGCCCGGTTAGCACCTTCAGCAAGAAGCATTTGTTTCCGCAGTCGCTTTTCATCGAATGCTGTTTTTTGGCGACGCTGTTCAGCGTTCTGCCGGTCGATTTGAGCATTTTGCTGAGCCTGTTCATCGGCAGCATTCCCTTCTGATATGGCCGAGAATACTTTGAAGCCCGTTGACACGATACTGAACAGCGTGCCGAATGACAATCCTCCACCGCCAGCTGCACCAGCTCCTGCTAGAAATTCAAGTCCTGTGCACATATCAAATCCTCGACGTTGTCATTTCAGGCATTATGGCAACCACTGTTAAAGGTAGTGGCTGGTCTTGTTCCAAGTAAATGTAGCCGTCTGTGTCCAGCTGCCTTGGCAACTCTGCCTGTTTGTCACCGGTGAATAGAGCCGGAGCACTATCCATCAAATCCGCTGACGACCTGAAGGGTATAGGTTCTGCTCTGTCCTCAGATGGGCCGTGACGAAGGCCGAGGCTCTTGTGCAATCGGTATGTCACATTACTGATTCTCTTTTTCTTACCTTGTGCCGTACCATCTTTCATACCGCCTTCAGGGCGATGCGAGCGATACTTACTCTTGTATTGCAACCCAACCTGCACGGTAGCTGACAAGTAATTGAGAGTGATTGCTCCACTCGCAACTACTTGAGGCGGATGAACCGCTCCATCAGTAAGCACATGAACTGTCTCACCTTCGAGGTGGTCAAGCCCCGTAATCGAAGTCGTTGCTGCGCCATCATATGTCAGCATAGAGTCAACGAAGGTCGCGTCGTCCGTATCAGTTGCAGACGTCGGCAAACCTTCAGTCATGTACTCAACATAACGGACTGTCGCGCCGTCAATCGTTCTCGAGATGATTGCCCATAGCTCGTCGCGGTCTCCATCCGGACTTGGTATGACGGCGATTGACTCGACGACCGCATCAGTACCGCCGACAGGATGACGATGCCAGCCGACAACTTCTTGGCTTCGCTCGTATGTCATTCCAAGCAACAGCCCGTCATTGCGAACTGCCCATAGCACAGAATCAGGCTCTTGCTGCCATGCCATCTCCACGACACCGGTTTCGGTCATGTGGTCTGCAAGCAATGTCAAATCAGGTGCTTGATAGGCATCTGTCTCAAACTGGTAGACGAACTCCCTGAGCTTGTGTCCGGCTCGTTGCACGAATATGACCGTGGGCCCCACAGTGATTGCTCGGACGCCCGAAGAGCCGAACGTGGTTTGTCGCACAACCCTCGTGTTTGTGGGCGATAGAGGGTTATTAGAGTCCCCCTGCGATACGATAAATTCACCACCCGCGGTTCCGACTGACAAAACACCACCAGCCTGCATCCATCGAATCTTGTTGACTTGGTCCGTTGCAATCGTGTAGACAAACCCACTGTCATCAAGCACAGTACCATCAGGCTCAGTCGGAGTATGGTCCTCGTAGCTAGCAGTTCTCGAGAAGAACAGTGACTGAGGTCGCTCGGTCGTTGCTGCCCATACAAGGCGTTGTTCAAAGAACGTGACAACCGATGGGAATCCAGAGGTATCGCTGAAGCTCCCTAGTCGCCACGTATCATAGGTTCCTGTGCCACCTAGTGTCTTACCATCCTGAACCTCTGCAGTCACATGGGTGGTGTCTGTGTAGGCCGTAATGATTAGCCAATACCACGTCGACGAGATTTCCAGTCGAATGAGCCGTCCAACATCAGTCGACTGGAAGCCGGTGTCGCTATTGATACCGTCGACAGCTGATGCTGTTATGGTAACAGAACCCGTGATCGCACTCGGCGACAGAGTCGTGCTTGTCGTGTTGATGGAGTTGTACGGCCCATCCTTGAATTCGATTTCCGACAGAGCGAAGACGGTTGCGCTAGTTCGCTCGAGCTTCGAAGGCTCATGATTCTCGTGGGCAATGTATAACACATCAGCCGACTGAGTCCAATTGAGCTCAAACAATTCTGCTTCGAGGTATGGAGTTGCGACCTCAACAGGAGTACCACTGACCAGCTGACCGTTGTTCGTGAAGAAGCGAAAGTACTGGTCACCCGCCTCAATGATGTAGGCCTGAGTCGTCGAGAATTCAAATGGAATCAGTCGAGTTGCCTTGGCACTCGTCTTGACTTCTGCTGCATGATAAAAGCCACCACGACGCGAGAGCGGCCCGGTCTTCTTGACGATGAAATTCTCAACGACTGACGACGAGTTCCCATAACGGGCAATGTCTACACGACCCTCCATCAGCGGGCTAAACTCACCCGCTGTGAAGTTCGTCATCATGGGAGCAATTCTCATTACATACTACCCAAAACGTTGTCGCCGTAATTCAAACGGCTATCAAGCCAAGTACTGCCTTCAAGTTGACGATTACCGCTCTCCATGCCGTCAATCGAACGAGCATCCATGATTTTCTCACGGTAGACCTCACTCATCATCTTGGCCAGAGTAGAACTCTCAGCAAGTGTGACGGCAAGTTCAGCGGCAATTCGAGCAGACAGAGCTTCAATGAACATCGCGTCGAACAGGTTTGGGTCAGTGACTTGTGCGATGTACTTGATGTTGCAAGGGCTTGCGTTCGTCAGAATAAGACGGCCTTCGACTTCGTACTCTTGGTCAACATACTGCAGCCGCAGAACTCGCAAGCAGCCATCAGGCAAGAAGTATTGATAGGACCAATCGAAGGCAGGAGTGTTCGAGTCTAGTGCACAAGCTGCTCGGGTGACTGCGAAGTTCCAAGGGTGGTCTCGCAAAACAGTGTCACGCAGCTGCGCATAAACGAGATTAGCCGCTCGCGCGGCTTCAGAGTTCTCCGTCAAGGAGGTAATTGAGTTCGCCCCAACTTTGATGAGAGCGTTGTTGACGATAGCGACGACGGATGTGGCCATGAATCCCTCCTAAAGAGCGAGCAGGCCCTCAGATGAGGACCTGCTCTTGGGGTGGCTTACGTCGCAGAGAAGTACATGTCCACGACAAGTCGGCCAGATGACGGTAGAGCGGCAGCAGCGATGGTGATGTAGATTTCCTCATCAGCCGTCAGCTCTTCCACAGCAGCATTGACGCCGAAGAAGGTCGGAACGGTCGCGGTATGAACCGCAGCAGCTCGATACTTCCCGGTAGCGCCGGCGATACCAATCGCGATGGTTGCTGAACCAAGTGTCGCACTTGCATGCAGAATGCCATGCACGAATGCTTCACCGGCCTTCGCCTTCGCGATGACGATGGTATCGGTCGTTGCCTGCGATGCCAAGGTGATGGTTGCGCGCTTGACGCGAACGTTACCATCAACCACACCACCGTCAGCGACTTCGACCGGTACTGCGTACAGCCCGGTCATTTCTTCAGAGTAGAGTACGGTCATTCCTGATTACTCCGTGCAGAGGATTTCAAGAACACGCTTCTCTTCCATCCGAGTGGCACCGATTGCCATCGAGTAGAAGACCTGAACCGCATAGTTCTTGTCATCTCGTTCACTGATTCGGACTTTCTTGTCCTGACCAATGCCGAGCAGCAAGCCGCGGGACTGGAAGGCGAAGCAACGACGGTCTGAGCTGCCGTCTACCGGAACCAACTTGGTACCGTCGATGCGGGTACCGTTGATAGGGCAGAACTTGAACCCAAGGAACGTGTCAACTTCACCACGTGCAAGTGCTTTGACGGTGTTGTAGTCCGAAGACTTGATTTCCGTCGTATTGAGCAGGTCGGTGATTTGGTCGGCGGTACACACGATAATGCGACCTTCCTCATCAACGTCATCACCATCCATCGTTTCTTTGGCGGTGAGCAACTTGGTGAGGTTCAGACCAGCAGCACCTGCTGCGATTGCCGTTTGACCTGCTACTGACGTGGAACCGGTTTGACCGGTGTATGCAGTACCAAGGGCCGCGTCAATCAGAACTTCGTCCATGCCACGACCCATTGCCATCGACGCCGCTTCCGCATAGTCAGACGTTGGGTCAATCAGCATACGGACCTTATCTTCGTTGTCGATGAGGTCCGCCCAGTCGAAGTCTTCCAGCGAGACACGGCGACGAGCGTGCGGGGTGTCCATCCGCGGGGTATCCGCGTGACGAGATGGACGACGGCGAG